TTCCACGGAGTATATCTTACTTGTAACAAGTCTGTTAATCAAGTTTTTGTTTGGGTCTACACCCATCGATGCATCAAACATTTTAAGCCTATTATTGGGCTGTATTGCAAAGTTTCCATCCTCTAATTCAAGAACGTGACCACATTTATGTTGGTCTGGTTTCTCTGCGTAACCAAAATTTAATTCATTAAAATCACCTGCGCACCAATCAATTGTAAAAAGATATTTACCCTTACGTTTTACTTTACGCCTTGATGTGTATTGCATTGTTGCTCCTGCAAGTTCATAAAAAGTTGTAACACTTACGTTGTAACTAAAACTATCCCACATAACTACTTCATCTAAAGGCAGTTCTTTTACTCCAGGTTTTGTACAAAACGCTGTGATAGGTGCTCTCCACCATAGACCACCATCTTCCATTAAGAAATGAAACAAAGGCACTCTGTTTGGTATAGAACTAAAACCAAATACCCCTACTTCAAAATATTTATCATGTGAATCTTTTTGATCTCTTAAATAATTACCTCTAACGTAACATTCTATTACCGGTATGTTTGCATTTAAATAAGCCATTAGTCGTTTATCTCCCCCCAATTATTACCATGTTCATAATCAACTTTGTTTGGTACTTCTAATTTAACAGCGTGTTCCATTATCTCAATTACTTTTTTAGCTTGTGCGTCACTTTCAATAGATAGGTCTAGTTCATCATGTATCTGTATGTGAGGTATAATACCTTCTTTATATAGCTCTAACATAGATTTTTTAGTCATGTCTGCTGCACTACCTTGAATTAATTTGTTTAATGCTTTGTATGTGTAAGCTCTCTTGATCCCCGGTCCATGTTCCGCCAACGCATCTTCATGTGTCATAGCTTTATGCATACCGAAACTGTTTGGTTCCCACAAATGAAACCTGCATAGTCTGCCAAGTAAAGTTCTAATCTGTCCACGATCTTGTGCTCTGTTAGATGCTTTATCCATAAGTTGTTTAACGAAAGGTACCTTTGCATGATACGTATTAAATAGTTCTGCAGCCTTGTCTTTACTAACACCCAACTCTGCTTGTAGTTTAGCTTTACCCATACCATAAAACAATCCTAAGTTAATTGTTTTAGCCTGTGATCTATCTATTTCTGCCATATCTGCTACAGTCTGGTGAAAGTCTGCGTTAGGATCATTTTGATAAGAGTCAACTACATCATACACTGATGGTAGTTTATATAATGCTGCGTAGTGTACAACAAGACGAGGTTCTTGTTGTGAGTAATCAAACACTCCCCACTTACAACCTTCTTCAGGTATAAATAAACTTCTTATCTTAGGACCAAGATCTTTGTTACGTGCAGGAATTTGTTGTAGATTAGGGTTCTGATAAGAGAATCTACCTGTAACTGTACCACCACCTGCATTACGCAATTGGTTTATCTCTGCATGTATTCTACCTTTGTGTTCGTAACGTAAAATAGAATCTATAAAAGTTGTATGTGCTTTGTTAATCTCTCTTGCTTTTGCAATCATATTAACAACAGGATGTTTATGTTCTTGTAAAAAGTTTTTTGTAAAAGAGGGTGCTTGTGTTTTTTCAGTTCGTTCAAACTCTATCTTTAAATTTTCAAATACTTCTGCTATACTGCTTGCTGCCCAAATTTGTGGACGAACATTTGTTTCCATTTCAATTGCATTCAACAGCGAATTTTCCTCATTTATCAACGTTTTTTTAAGGTTGTGTGCTTTTTCTACATCAACTCTCACACCCTTAAATCTCATGTCAACTAGACATGGAAATAAATCTGTTTCAAGTTCCATGATAGATTGTAAGTCTTGTGCAATAATTTCTTTTTTCATCTCTTGCCATAAACCAAACGTTGCTTCTGCATCTCTCTCTGCATATGTTCCAACATTTAGTGATGGTAATTTATACATTTCTGATTTAGGATCGATACCCCACTCCGCTGCTGCTTCTGCAAGAGCTGCTTCGTTTTTACCAAAACCTAAATACTTCCAAGACAAACTATTAAGATCATATCTAAATCTATTTTCATCAGTCACGGCTGCTGCAATCATTGTATCAACAATCATACCATTAATGGTTAAACCCATAGCTCTGATCCAACAAACATCATACATTGCATTGTGAAATATTTTTGTAGAATCTGTTTTAAGAATATCTTTAAACCATTCTAAAACTTTTTTACGATCCATGTTACCACCACCTTCATGTGCTATTGGAAAGTAACCTTTGTAATGTGCAGTCGCTACAGCAATTCCTATAACTTCTCCATTACCTATAATAGAACCAGATCCTTTTTTAATTAAGTCAGGATCTTTTGTCTCCAAGTCAATTGCAATCTCATCAACCTGTCTAAGGTCAGGAAATTCTGTAGGTATAACCCATTCTGTTTGCGCACTAAAGGTAGGTATCTTCATATTGTTTCCTTTTGATATACGTGGTTAGCTTCTATTTTTTTATTTAATTTTTCTTTATTACTAAACGCATACAGCGCAGCATTGTGATCAGCGGGAAATATTTCCCAAGAAACTATTCTTGGATAAATTTCTAAATAAAATTTATTTTTATTAATCTTAATTGTTTTTTTAATTATATCTTTTTTCATAATGCTAAGTAACAAAAAATTAATAGACATGTGAATAGTCCCATGTAAAAAGGTATATGATTATTTGGCTCCATAGTCCCTTTCTTTAATCATTTCTAAATAATGTATTGCTTTATCGATGTCTTCTATTCCCCCTTTCCGAGAATGTCTGCATATATACTTTATAGCATTGCCTTCTGCAAAAAGCAATTTGTTCTTGTTTATAAACTCTGCGGGTTGAATCTCCATATACATGTAGTGTGTTCCCGAAACTTGTTTATGTAATGCTTTCGATGTCATAACCTCGATCCTCCTGTTTAGCTGTCATTATAAATAAATTTTGTTTTGTACGTGTAACACCTACATACCAAACTCTGTTTTCTTCATCACGTTTGTCTTCGCTTCTGTCCATAGCTTCTCTTATTTTTTTTGTGTTGTCTAAAATAATTAAAACATTTGTAGCTTCACCACCTTTAGCCGCGTGTATAGTAGAAAGTTTTACTTTAGCAGGTTCACTTAATTTCTGTTCGTTACGTAACATTTCTCTTATGTATAAATTTTCTTCTGGATCAGATTTAAAAACTTCATACCATTGATCAGTAATACTGTATCCAAACTCTTCAAGTCCATACATTCTTTCTTCTTTTAATTCTTTATCTAGTTCTAAAAACTCAAACAGATCTTTACACTCTGACATAGAGAGCTTGTCTCCATTAGTCCATCTCGTATAATTTTTTACTGCTGTATACAATCTTGTTTTATAACTCTTTCTACCTTTTATTTCAAAGTAAATAGCCATGTCTTTTAATACAGGTTTTAATTTAATTAATACGTTATTAGTTCTACCTAATATTAACCAGTCATCACTATAAAGTGGTGCATCTTCTATAGATGTTATATGATTTATGGTCCCTGTTTCCGGACGCGGTGCCCATGTTTTTTTAATTCTTCTGTCATCAGGTATTAGACTTAATATCTTATCAGCAATTTTTTGTACTTCTTGAGGTACCCTGTAAGATTGTGGCAAGACTATGTCTTTTGCAGGCTCCTCTTGAAACCTTTGCACATCTGCACCAGCCCAACCATAAATAGCTTGATCATCATCACCGGCTAAGATAACATGTTTAGAGTTTTTCTTAAGTATATCGTACATTTTCCACTGTATTGGCGATAAATCTTGCGCTTCATCGACAAATATTACATCATATTTCGGACACAATTCTGCCACATTAAATTTTTCAATCATGTCAGTGAAGTCTACCAGCTTATAAGCTTCTTTATAATTATCTACTTCGTCTTTTAATATCTGCAACATGTGTTTATCTATGTCTTCTGAATACATGTCTGTATTATATTCTTCTTCAATAGTTATATTTTTAATTCTTGCTGCATTAATTATGTTAAAATATTCACTATCAGAATCTACAAACCCAGTTTTTTCTTGACCGTTAGAGTACACTGTAACTTCTATTCCAAGCTGTCTACCAATGTCTTCGTAGTGTTCGTCTTGCATAACTTCAGATTTTTTTAGTCCAAGTCTTGTAAATGCTAGTGAGTGTAATGTTCTAAAATGTTTTAAATTTTTCTTTTGTAGATTTGGATATGCATCTAACATTCTATCCACTGCTTCATCAGCAGCTTTCTTTGTAAATGCAAAGTAACCAATCTTATCAATAGGTGTACCAAGTTTAACAAATGTTTTTACATACTTAATAAGTCTAGTTGTTTTACCTGTACCTGGAGGACCTAATATTTTTCTAACAGACATTACATTATCTCCGTGTTATGTTTTAATTTATTGTGATTGATTGTTACATCCTCAAACTCTTTTATATTTATTGATACTACATTTTTAGTTGGTGTATTGTACTTACCTTTAATATTACTAGGGTATCTTTTTTGTTCTAAAAATTCTATGTCACAATGTTTGTAATTAGTTTTCATCATCACACCTGTTTTGTCCTCACCATGTTTCCAATTTTTAGATTTTAACTTGTCATAAAATTTATCAAATTTAAAGTATGCATAACCATCTTCTATTAATACTGTACCAGATTTAAACGATGCATCGTTCATAGCTTTAGGTCCATTTATTTTTGCATGTAATACATCATGTAGTTTTTCTCTTGGTGAAGTACCAACTGGTGGATTAATTATTTTTTGTGTTTGAAACAATGCTTCTAATACTGTTTGATCTTCTGGTGCTTTTATAATTGGTGGTGGAAATCCTGCAGCTTTTGCTATTGAGTTTCTACGTTTACGTTGATCTGTTACGTGTTCAATGGTCCTGCAGTGTACAGTTGCTTTACCAATACCATCTGGTTTAGTTACATCAAATTCATATTCCGGATCTGGTTCTATGTCTATCTTTCTTAAATTTGTTAATACAGGATACTGTCCTTTTGATCCTGCAAGTATTCCAAATTTCTTTTTAACACAAATACCTTTTTTACAGAAGTCACTGATGGGACTTTGATTACAAGTATAACCTTTTTCCGATCTATTCCATGACCTTGTTTTTTGTTTTAATTTATTATCATCCCATGCATTAGCGTGTTCTCTTGCAAAATATTTTACTGGTGCATTCTTTACTTTTTGTTCCCAATTGTCTGCATACTTCATTTTTACAAACACATGATAATTATACATAAATCTATCTTTACCATCAAAATTTTCTTGATTAGATATTTTAGATATTAACGCAAGACAAGGTGGTCCATCTAAAAAATCTTCATCTACACCTTCCATAGACTGTCTTTCCATTTCTTCTGTAATGGTTTTTAACTCATCTTTTGTAGTTATGTTTGCATCAACAACTTGTACAAATTGTTCTAGTGTAAAAAATGTACCGTCTATATTTACAGCTTTTCTTTCTCCACCATAGTAGGGTAGGTTTATAAACTGTCCTGGTTTCAAGATCCCTGTTTCCGGATCCTTTGTTAATTGTGTTTGTTTAGGAAATATTTCACAGTCTGGTTTAAGATGAAATAAAGGTAATAAATTACTTAAGAATGATACAATGACTGTTGATTGTACAAACTCATTCATAAATAAATATAAATGTAACCCACCACTTTTAGATTCTACTGGTACAAGCGGTAGTTTATATTGTTGTATAGTTTCTAAATAAAATTTTTTGTCAAAGTCTTCATATTGTTTTGGGTCAACATCTATAACCCCAAAGATAGCACTTCCTTTCTCATTAGTTGGTTGTATGCCAACTGATATGTTTCCTTCTAAATGTTCTTGATATATTGCGTCTGTAAATTCTTCGTAGTTCCACCTGTATACAGGTTTCTTTTTTCCGTTTTCTGGATCAATGACAGCGTTAGTCCAGTCTGCAATTCCATATGCATGCCGATAGCCATTAAATATCTTTATATACTCTTGCATAATTATCCTGTCTACATGGGCCGCTTAGTCTCCCAATTGGCCCATGTTGTGCACTATTCTCTTAGAGAATTATATAATGCTGTTACTACTTTCCGCCGGTTTTTCTTCACCATGCTTCGCTTTCACTGCACCCTTAGAGATACTTTCTGAAAACGATTTAGCTTGTTGATAAAGACTCGCGTCAGTAATAGGACCAACTTTACTTACTTCCCAACCAAACCAAGTGCCTTTGTCATTAGACATTTGAGTAGTCTTTAGTTTGTAAATGTGGCTAAAAGATGCCGGTGTATATAAACCGTTTTTACCTTTTAGTTTTATGCCGGACATCATTGAATTCCACTTTCTACTTATTTTTAATTGAGTAGATTTCATAGAGATCAACGCAGTCGATGGACTGTCTCCCGTTATAATTACAAAATGCGATGCAGTCTTCTCAATATAATTACCGTTTGGTAATCTATCTTTGTAGTTTGCATCTGGTTTTGTTTTGGACATAATATCAGATGAAGAATCATAGATTGCAACTGGTGCACCTGGTCCTTCTCCTCTATCTTTCCATTCTATGTACTCGAGTTTATAAAATGCAGGAATGACATCTAAGCCTTTCACTCCATCATACAACTCTCCAGAAACAGAATTGAAAATCATTCCTGGTTCTGCACCCTCAACATACTTACCATCACGTTTATTAACTTCTGGTGAAAGTTGTCCTAGGATTTTAAGAAAAGGTAAGGCAAGATCTTCTTGACCTATTTGTCCCAAACCTTTTGCTGCATCTTCTTCAAACATATTAGCCGGAAGAGGAGCAGACTTTTTTTCTGTTACTTCATTCATGGTTATTTATTCCTTGTTATTTTTGTTCTGTTGCTTGTGAACAAGTTAAATAAGTCAGAAGGCATATCGAGTCCAGCCTCAACACGCTCTCTGACTAGTGCTTTAAGTGTCATTGGTTCAACCTTTAATTTCTGGACAGGTTCATACCCTTGACCTTGTGCAAGGACAGCATATTGCTGTGCCTTGTTATCTTCGGAACGTCCAAAAGCAACGGTCACCTCATTTTTAATAAGGTCACCTAGTCCGTTCTCACGAAGCCATTTATACGCTTCTTCCTTTTTATCTGCAGGTATAGAAGCACCATAGACAGGTTTAACTTCAACTGAAGTCCCGTCTGATAATTTTAATGTAGAGATATTCATTTCTTGCATCATCGTAGGTATTACCTCTGATGACACTAGTTCTACTTTTCTTTTCATCTCTTTATATTCTTGTTCTTTAACTAAAAGTTCTTCTTCTAGTTCTTGTAGCTTTACTACTTGATCAGATAATTTTTTGGCATCATTAGCGCCATCCAACTCTTCTCTTTTTTCTTGTTCAAAGTCAATCGACATTGATTTCTCCTTTCTCGTGTAAGTTTATTTTAATTGGATAATACATTCTTTCTTGTCTATCCCACTTTAACAAATTAAATTTGCCGTTTGTAATATCAGAAACTATAGAACATGCAATTCCAATTATAGCAGGATCGCCGGTCAATAATAAATAATCTTCTGGAGTATAATCTTTTAAAAGTTTTCTTAACTTAAAAACTAAAGGTCCAGGAGAAAAAATTATTTGAGAAAATTCTGGAAGTAAAAATTTAAATTCACCATATTCTCTCGCACTCATAATATTTATTCTAGGAGCATTGGCTTTTGTGCCTGGTAATTCTTGAATTACATATACTATATTTTTTCTTTCTGTCATTGACAACACATATAGGATGTTCTATATAAGATGTCAACTAGAAAGAAGAAAATAAATTATGAATTATAAATTTAAAACGAAGCCTTATGCTCATCAATTAAAAGCATTAGAGTTGTCATGGGAAAAACCTTACTTTGCTTACTTCATGGAAATGGGTACAGGTAAATCAAAAGTATTAATCGATAACATTGCAATGTTATATGATGCCGGAAAAATAAATGGTGTTTTAATTATTGCACCTAAAGGTGTTTATAAAAATTGGCACGACGGAGAAATTCCTACACACTTACCCGATCATGTAGAACACACATCAGTTTTGTGGCAAGCAATGATAAATCAAAAACAACAAAAAGAATTAGATAAACTTTTCCAACCTGGAGAAGATTTACATATTTTAATTATGAACGTAGAAGCTTTTTCTACTAAAAAAGGTGTAGAGTTTGCAGCTAAATTTTTAAGATGCCATAGAACTATGATGGCTATTGACGAGTCTACTACAATTAAAAACCCTGATGCTAAACGTACTAAACATATATGTACATTAGGTGAGTATGCAGGATACAAAAGAATACTAACAGGATCTCCTGTAACTAAATCACCATTAGATTTATATAAACAATGTGAGTTTCTTAAAAAAGAATTACTAGGTCATACATCTTATTACACATTTAGAACTAGATACGCAGTTATGAAGACCGCTAATTTTGGTGGTAAATCTGTACAGATTGTAACTGGTTATCAACACTTACCAGAGTTGTCAGAAAAATTAAAACCATTCTCTTATCGTGTATTAAAAGATGATTGTTTAGATCTGCCAGAAAAAACATTTATTAAACGTTTGGTTACACTTACACCAGATCAAAAGAAACTTTATTTACAGATGAAGAATTTAGCACTTGCTCAAATGGATGGTAAGATGATGACTACTGCTACAGTTATGACACAGCTTATGAGACTACAACAAATAACCTGTGGTCACTTTACTGCTGATGATGGCACCATACATGATGTAGACTCTAATAGAATATCAGAGTTAATGAATTTATTAGAAGAAGTAGAAGGTAAGATAGTTATTTGGGCTCATTGGCAAAGAGATGTTAATAGGATAATCCGGGAGATAGTTAAAAAATATGGCGAAAATAGTTTTGTAGATTATTATGGTCCAACTCCAATGTCCGATCGTCAAGAAAATATAAAAAAATTTCAAGACCCAAACTCACCGGTTAGATTTTTTGTAGGCACTACACAAACCGGAGGTTATGGTATTACATTAACTGCAGCTAGCACCATGATTTATTATTCTAATGGTTATGATCTTGAAAAAAGACAACAATCAGAAGCAAGGATAGACCGTATCGGTCAAAAATATCCTATGACTTACATAGATATTTATTGTGAAAATACTGTTGACTCTAGAATTGTTAAGGCTCTTAAAAAGAAAGTCAATATTGCTAGTCAGATTATGGGTGAAGAATTAAAAGATTGGATCTAAACTAAATCTTGTGCTTTTCCAATTACAGGTTTGTATTTAGTTTTACCTTCTGACTTGTAAGCCCACAAAAATTGTTTTCTAGGTTTGTCAGTAGTGTAGCTACAGTGGATCCAGCCCGAGTTGGGTTCGCCAGGAGTGTAGAACTCAAGGATCAATTGATCGAATTCTAGATTTGCATAAATCCAATCAGCTAATTCAGCATTGTCGGTTCCCATACATTCGAAATCTGCCGCCTCAGCTTTTGCATGTTGGCTGTTAATCGAGCTACCTATCTTGACACACAGCTGCTCGCTACGGAACCCTGATGTTACTTTAACCCTTCCGAAGTGATCACGTACTGGCTGTAAAATATTTTCACAAAGTGCTTTTAGTTTTTCTATTTGACCTGAGTTTGGATTGTTATTGATATCCAATCTAATTGCAGTATCAGACTTGATAAGCTCCTGAAGAGAAAAATTTCTTGATAATTCCATGATTTTTTTATCTAATAATTAAAGCAAATATAACATAGGCCATACCTGAGATCAACGCTCCAGTAGACACTAACAATATACTTTCCACACGGTTAATTTGACGTTCAAGCTTGTGTATTTTATCATGAGTTTGCTTCTGCATAATTCTGCAAAGCTTTTCATGTTCTTCTATTTTTTGTATTGCGTTTTTTGCCATGTTATCCTCTACCAAAAAGTATATCTAATTTTTGTTGTGTTGTCATGTTATTATAATTACCGCCTTGTACCTGTGCTGATACAAGTTCCGTGTTAATACTAGGCATATTAAGTGTTGTAGGGCCCATTGGTGTGTCCTGTATAATAGGTTGTAAAGGGTTTTGAAACACAGGGAACTCGGGAAGACCTAAATTAACTTCAGAAAATTGTGCTTGCAGATCAGCAATAGCATCGTTAGCTGCTTCTAAAGGATTTGTTACACCAAGGTTATCTGCATTTTCTTGTAGAGCTCTTCTAACTTCTAATGATAAAGTATAAGGTCTAAATATATTTTGATCAATAGAGTTTACTTCAATGTTAGAAACTCTATCCAATGCTCCTCTAAAACCTTCATCAGATATATTTAACAATCTTGCAGCGTCCATGTCATTTTTTAATTCTTTTTTAACACCAAACAATGCACGATTAGCGTTTATGTATGCATCTACAATTTCTCTTGGTTCAATTGGTCCACCTTTTAATGCAACTCTAGTAAATAATGATCTTGAATCCCTTACACCTCTTTGAAAGTTTGCAACTTTAAAATTCATAGCTCTATCAGGATTTACATTAACAGCTCTAAAACCAAATAGTCCACCAAACTCATCACCGAATTCAAACTCTTGACCATATTCATCAAACTTACCTTTAGTAATTACATCAACAGATTTTATAGATCGATCTAATCTTTTTAATTGGTCTAATGAAAAAGGCATTTGTGCTTTTACTAAGTGAGCAAATATTTTACTGTTACGATCTCCCGCTGTATCCTGTTCACTATATATTTGAGCACCTTCTCTGGTCCTACCACCTCTAGCTATAATATCTAATGCAGCTTCTGTCCAAATAGATTCTGATATAAATGGTTGACCAAATTCTGACGTAGCTGTAAATAAACCTCTTGCAAAGTCATCCATCATACCATCTTCATCTGTTCTACCATCTTGAACAGCGTTAACAACTGATTGTAATGGTCTAATTAATGTGTCGTATGCATTAGCATGACTAAAATCTATGTATTTAAAACTGCCATCTTCTTGTTTTATAGGTAATAAAGTAGAGTTTTTTGACCATTGGGCTGCAAACCTACGGATAGCCTCTCTTTCTTCGTCTGTGACGTCGTATAGGGCCTGGAAAGCGGCTGATGTAGCCATAGGTACTGCTGCAACTGTAGTAGTAAAACCAAATAATCTAGTATAACCTATTGCTTCCATAGGTTTTACAACTCTACCATCAGGTAAAGTTATAGTCTCATTAATTTCTCTTAATGCACGTCTTACAATGTTTGTACCTGTTCTAGCTATTTCTGCTGGGAAAGATACGAAGTTACCAATTGGTAGTTTTCTTAAACCTTTTACAAAATCAGATACGTAATCATAGTTGGGTATATTGTTTCTTACAATATCAGCTGCTTCTTCTTTTAAAAATTGTTCATCAAGTCTTACATCAACACCGTTACGTTTAAAAAACTGTCCTCTTGTTACACCAATTTTTTCATATGCTTTTTCTAATCTAGATTTTTCTACAGCCCAAGAATATATTTTCCAAAAATCATCTTCAGCTGTATATAAATCTTGTGATACGGATTTTAATTTTGATAATGGTTTTAATAATAATCTCATGCCTTTGTCAGACGTCATAGTCTCACCAAAGTTTACATCTTGTAATAGTCTAGATAGATCTCCAAGTCTTACGTTAGAGTTTACAACACCAAGCTCTAATAGTTCTTGATACAAATCATTTTGTTGTCTTGTGCCTTTTAATCCTGTTTGTAACGCCTGGTATGCTTGTTTAATTGCAGCAGGGTCTGCTGCTGGTAAGATACCATTTGCTGCAGCAAAAGCTCCAGCACTTACAAAATTACGTAAGTGTGTTACTGGTGATAAAATTGTTTTAGCTATCTGTGATGTAGCTTTAGGATACAATACTAAACTTTCATATAGTCTACCGAGTATACCTGAACTCTGTGTATTTAAAGAAGTTTTTTCTAAAGCTTCTGCCACACCTTTTCTAGCAAAGAAAGGTTTTGCAACATCACCAAAAGGATTACTTGCACCTGACGCAATGTTTACATTTAAAGTTTGTGCAGGATCGATAACTGCAATTCTTTGAAAGTCATCACCAAAGAAAGCTCTTGCTTCTGCTTCTGATCTAGCAAACATAGGTTGTGGTACAGAATTTTTATCTGCAGCATTTCTAAAATTAGCGACTACTTCGTCATTCTTTTTTATAAGGTCATCATAAAATAAATTACGTCGTGTAATTAAAGATAGTTTAGCCATACCACCTATCATAGTTTGCATTGGGTTTTTTTGTTTACCAAACAAATCATCAAATACTTTTCTATCAGCCTCAGATGCT